ATAAACTATTTACAAATAAATATTCCTAAATAATTTGTATTTACTCGGTAATAGATAAATCCACTTCCTCCAATCCATCATAGGGGTCTACCTTTTTTGGCTTTTCCACTTTTTTTTCCTGTTTTTGTTTTTCAGCTTTCAAAGCTTCTCTCGCCTGTCTTTTTATTTCATATCGCTCTTTGGAATACTGCTTGGCGCGTTCCTTATTTTGTTCGTAATAATCTGCCTGATATTCTCGGCGACGCTTAATTCTTTCATTTGCAATTCTTTTTTCTTCATCGGATAAATCCCCTTCCTGTTTTATCCATTTTCGATAATGGCGCTTCACGGCTTGGCTTCGCGCGGATTTTAATCGTTCCAATTCATCAAGTTTTTCTTGTATTTCCCTAAATGCTTCCATTTGTATATATATACACAATAAATATTATTATTTAAACTTATTTTATAAATCCACTGAATTTTTTATAAAAGGGCAAGGAGATGGCGGTACTTCTCCCATGACACAAGATGATTTACAACAACAACTCATTTTACATTTAAGTCTAACAATGGCTTCGATTAATGCTTTTGCTATTTTTTTCATTATAAATTATGCGATTATTATAAAAAATTGATTCGGATTACTTAAATAAATATTTCCTTAATATTATATAATGGCGGAGGCAATAGAAATACCAGTTGGTGAGATGGTTAAATTAGTTAAAATAAAATGGAATGAGAAATTTATTCGTGCCTTACAATCGTGTGAGATGGTAATAGATAGAGAACAGTTTAATACCATTTATTCATTAGAATTATCAAGAGGAGGCAGTCAATTGAGAGAATGGTTAAGAAATAATAAATGGAGAATGGATTGGGAAGATGGAGGTAAAATAATAGTTAATCCTGATTATCTTGGCTTTGGATTAGCATTTTTAAGTGATTATAATAAATATTCAAGTTGGAAAGATTTTAGTTCATCATTCGCACAGCCTGTTAAACATAATTTAGTTCATAATATGACAGGTGGTATTGGTGGTTGTAATTGTTTCTGTAAAAAACATATACACCAATTATTTAGATTTCAAAATCCTGACACTGGATTAAATGCTTTACTTGGTAATGATTGTATTAATACAGCGTTTTTCACAACAAAGGAAGAACGGAAGCAATTAGAAATGAGTTATAGTGCTGTATGTCCTGATTGTGGTAATAAAACAGTACGCTATAATTCTAATCTAAAATTTTCAAGTGAATGTTCTCACTGCTCCAAAACTCTTAAAAGATGTGTTTCATGTCATCATTATCTTATTGATAAGAAGAGAGAAAATCATAATGAATGTTATAGTTGTTGGTCTGCTGGTAATTATGAGAATGGTATTTTGGGAAAGCATAAATGTCTTATTTAATTTTGTGTAGGGGTAACGATCGTGTGTTGCCCCCTCTGGGTCTGTCTGGTCTATCTGGTCTAACTGATTTTCACAAATATTCACAAATCTCTATATATACTATTTATAGATATTATAATTTTTTTTTTTTTCAAAAGTCAAAAAGAGATAGACCCAGACCCACCCATAAGCCCCTTACATATATGATAATAAAAAAAATTATTATATATGTAAAAATCCTTACTTCTCAATCACACGATTTTACTATGACCCAAGAGAATGACCCAGTAATTAATCCATAAGTTCGTGTTTTTCATCAGCCCATTCTTTTACTATATTCCAGTCAAATATATAGTATGATGCTTTATTTTCTGTACCATCTATCCTCTTACGCTTTTGCTCTACACCTCTAACCAATTTCTTCATATCCATAGTAAATCTTGTTTTTGGTACTAACTTATTACTCTTGCCATTCTGATCGCAGAATAACTTATAATGATGATAAACCTCATCAAAACGCATTTCATCGTGAGATGTTGCAAATTCTTCATTACAAAATTCCATGAAGAATAACTCTATATTATGAAGTGAAGCACCCTTCATCTGTTGATAAATCTTTGTAACAACACGATCTTGCGATGGCGAAAATGAAGATATATCTCTATTTTTTAAGAACTCAAAGAACTTACGCATTACAGCAACATTCTCTAACGCTTTCACAATAGGATTGAAGAATTCCTTATCATTAGCTACTGATGTATCAGGTTCAAATATTTGGAAGCGTCTATCGTGTTGTCCTACCTTGAACGCATTAGAATTATTTGTTGTAGCGATTAACTCACTAATATTAGCCATCATCTCTCCCTGAATACCTTTTTCTTCACGAAAGAAAGTTTTATCAGTAATAAATGATTTTAACTCATCAGCACCCTTTGCTGTATCAGATAAATTTGCTTCATTCAAAACATTAATTAATTTCTCACCAGCCACAGAGAATTTACCGACAATTGGTTCAAGTTTTGTATGTGATGCTACATATTCATGACCCTTATCCATCAAAAAGGACTTCATAATTTCCTCACTCACCATTGTTTTACCAACACCCTCTTCTTGTGTATAAAATATCAAAGCCACCATTGTTTTTTTTCCAGGATATTGTACCTTGTGAGCGAACCAATTAAGTAAATAATTAACACTATCAGAACAATTACCGCATACAGAATTAATTAATTTAAATATAGGTGAATAATCAACACTTTCATCTAATGTTATTTTCTCAATAGGAAAACCGTCCCAAAGGTTCAAAACATTAGGTGGTGTATATAATGGTGGTGGTCGCATTTCAACCGAACGGTATGAACGCCTATCTGGTTGCCTCGTCCACCATTCATACATATTTCCATGTTCCAGTTTTTCTTCACCAGTTTTTTGGTTAGTTTTAAAATAACTATAAAAGCAGTTAGGAAATCTTGTTTTAGAACAATTAGCTGATTGATAATAAATCTTGTTGCTATTAATCTCAATGAGTTTATTTTCACCTTCTATATAGGCAAAGTACTTTTCAAAATACCGTTTTTGGTCGAGGAGCTGTTCTCTTGTTGTAACTTCACCCTCCTCACCAGTACCGAGAGCATTGAGTAGCGTTGGGCGAAAATAATCTGGCGGTTCAGGTAATAGTTGCTGTTCGTCCAAATCCAATGGCTCACTGAATGGCTTTTTAATAAATCGGCAATGGAATTCAGAGCAACCGATTGTACTCAAAACCTCATCAGTCAATCGTTCATCTTTTGCTACTTGGAAGCCATCATAAATATATGATCGAATTGTAAAACCCTTATCTTGTAATTTATGAATAGCATTCATGACTATTTCAAATTCCTTATCTTGAAGAATATATGATAAGACCTTTTTATGATTAATTTCTATATCATCTTCCTTTACCTTTTTACCACTGCGTGAAGCTTTCTTGATAATATTTTTTTTAAATGCATCAATAGCCAAATGTTTCTTTGGGTGATTATTCATCACTATTTTGGCGATCGCATTGCTTTCCATTTCATACATTTTAAACCATCGAGAAACCTTGTATTCATCTTTATTAAGATTCCATTTATCAGCCCACATTTTAACATTACTACCAAATGACACCATAACAATAAGATTTTTAATCATTCCTTTTTTGTTCGCATTATCTTTCATATCTCGATTCCAACGATTAATAGCTTCTTCCGAAATCATAAATTCATCGATAATTTTATCTCTGTCTTCGACAAGTTCAGATAAGGACATGTAATCATCTTCATCTAACTTACCTTGTTCTTGTAGTTGTTGGCAATAACCAAGCAATATAGATGGCTGACAATTTACAATATCTATATCATCTTCCATACCACCGTACAGAGTTGCTCTTACCTTGTTCCATTGATAAATAGCAGACATTCTATAACTTGTTGGATAAGCTCGTCCAAAACCATTTCCATCTTGGTCTGTAATTCGTTGTTTATATTTAATAGTAATACCACGCTCTTCATCAACAGCTCTTGCGAATGCCTCTAACTGTTCGCGTTGTTCGTCATATACATCTTGGTGTCTTGCTACACGCATAATGGTGTCAGGGTTTGGTCGCTCGGTGAGAGTGAATGAAGCCATTGTCATTTTATATATATATACGGAAGATATTTTATTTCAATTTTTGGACGCAAAAATTATTTTATAAATATTCCCTAAATATTAATAAAATAGAATACCAAATTTTAGACCCTTGTATATTTCTCGGTTGTTGATGGGGTGTATTTATGACCTACAAGAGTAAGGACTTTTTGTTTCTCTTCAATTGTTGGGTTTTGGCTCATAAAATGCGTGAGGAACATGTGGCGGTAAGTATTTAAATTTGTGGGCTTATGGAGAAAACGGCGTGAGCCATAAACGAGGGCATTAGATGCTGATGCTTGGCTCATTGGTTTTCCATCAGCAGTTGTGAGGAACTCCTTTCTCTTAACATTATAATTAGAAAACCAATGATGAATAACTTGATTAAGTAGATCATTCTCTACTTTGTGTTTTAGTTGCCCCACCGACTTGGCTGTTTTATAGTTGTTAAAAACAAATGTGTATTTTCCATCGCCTTCATGAATAATGTAATTGTGGTTCTTTTTTAATTTAGTACCATCACGCTTCATTGATGAAGCATCTCGGTATTTCATATCAAGGTAGTTGCCTATACGCGTTGGAGGTTGGAGAGAAAATAATGCTACTAAAAGAAAATTTCTAAATACAGTAAATCCCATTGTTTTATCAGCAATAACATCAGGTACTAACTCACTAACTTTTTGCTGTAAATCGTCCCATTCAATCCAGCCTTCTCTCTCATTAGGTGTTTTTTCTTGGTTCGTATCATTATCCTTTTTTTCCGCAACAAGTTCAGCCAATAAATCATCGTAAGGTTTTTCTGCATCTTTCCCTACTTTTTTATAACGCATGAACTGTCTGATTGCTAAAACTGCCGATGTTCTTGTTGATAATGAATATTTATCTTTTAATTTTTTTGCTATTTCCTCAACATTATTAAAATCCGAAACCTTAAATTCATCAAATGGTTTTCCTAAAACTTTCTCTAATCTCTTCAAATTACCCTTCATCGCTATTAATGTATGATGGCTTGGAGAGCCGTTGTTGTCAATATACCAATCAAGAAACTCTTTCATTTATATTATCAAGAGAGAAAATATAAATATGAATATAACTATTTAGCCAAGCCCAATAATATTTCAATAATCTGATCTTTTCTCATTCTTGAATCTTGAAGTGAATTAGGTAATAATGAGAGAAGTTTGCCTTTGGATAATTTTTGGAATTCTTCGCGAGATTTTGGTTTTGGTTTGGATCTTGTACGGACAGGAGAACGGATTTTTTCTTGTGAGGCTTTTTCTACACGCTTTTGTGCTGTTAAAATAGTAGAAATCAATTGTGATTTATTTAATTTGGAATAACCACGAATAGCGTAATGTTCGTTGAATTCCCTAATATGGCTTTTTAATTCAGAAACTTTCATTTGTTTCAACAAGTCCTCGCTTGGAAATTGGCTGACTTTCATATTGTTTATAATCTAACAATATAAAATTATTTAGACTTTCTCTCTTCACAACATTTACAATCGCATTCAGGTTGTTGCCACCATTCGCAAAATTTATCACATATCCATTTACACCAATCACGCACCATATTTTATATTCAAGAGAGAAAAGTTATTTCATAATATCCTTATGGGCTTCATTAACACTCATTCCTTTTAACATACGAACCATCATTTTCATACGGTGGCTCTTTTTATCATCACCCTTGTAAGCGTCCATGTGCTTTTTAAGGTCAGCTTTCTGCTTATCAGTCATTGATGGCATTTTTATACAGTGTATAGAGAAATTAAATAACTTATCTCTCTCAATAGTAAAATGTTAGAGCAGGAATATTTGGAGATGGCGAATCAATTAAAACAAAAATTCGAAGAGAACGAACAAAAATACAACTTAATCATTCAAGAAAATATAGAACTAAAAAAGATGGTTTTTACTGCTTATGGAAATGTTCGCATGATAGATTGGTTATTACAAATGGAAGAAGAGGTAGGTACTGAATTAAAAATTACAATAGAAAATACTCGTGGATTATTATCAGATTTTTTAGGTGATTTACAAAATCCACATTTTATTCATATCAGTGTTGAAGCACCTACTTCGCAAAATTAAAAGCAAATGTTGCTCTTTGTTTTAATAACTTCGTCACCTTAAATCCTTCAACAGTTGATCCAATAGGTGCATCTTTTATTTTTCTTAAAAGAGAGCGTGGTATTTTCTTTCCAGCAGGTATTTTTAATTGTCTACGGAGAGAACCTTCTTTTAAATCATCAAAAGGACTATCTTGTTTTGGAGGCATTTTTGGAGCTTTTGGTTTAGAATGATAAGGCATTTATATATCTTAACATTTTATCGTTGGGAAGATTTCACAGTAATAGTGAATGCTGTTGTTGTTGTATCAGTTTGGCGGATTTGGATATATTCCATAGCTGAACCAGCATCAATGGAGAAAGCAAAATCACCAGTAATTAAATCAACCTGTGGTAAATATGTTCCATCTTTGTAAAAAGTAGCATTATCATCACTCACATGAACTTCAAGAGGGTCTGTGGTATTAGTTGTATTACCATAAAAACTTAATCTTGAATGACCGCTTGTATCGGCTGCCGTAAATGTCGCAGTTCCATTCGCAGGAGCATTGATTGTTTGCGATGTAGTAACAGGTGAGCGTTTTAAATGTCTAACTGCTAAACCACTTGTTGCTCCTGATAAATCTGTTTCTAATCTACGGAATTGAGTTCCAGACCACGCATAGAGGCAGACTTGCTGAACTTGTGTTCTTGTCGCATCGCTTCCGCTTGTAATATTAGCATTACTTGTATCCACAGTAGATTGATCTGATGCGATTACAACAGGTAATGAATCCGCCATAGCTTCTTGTCCTGTGCTTTCCAATCCACTAATTTCTACCTGTAAATCACCAGCTTGGGAAATGTGTAATGGGTGTAATTCACCAGTCCCAGCTCCTGATGTAACTTCGCCATAAGTCAAGACCTGTTGAGCTTGTGAGAGTGTAGTATCAGCACCACTTGTGATTTTCATATTCAATCCTCCATCATAGTTGTGTATTGTACCATCATCACTACATTTAATCGCTCTCAATCCAGATGGTGTTGCGTCCTTTCTCGCATAAGTTAGAACCTGTTGAGCCTGTGAGAGAGTATCATCACTTCCTACGGTGATTTTATCATCAATTGAACCAGTTGAGGTATTAATAGCAAAGAGTTCAGTATGAGTTGCGCTATCGCTTGTATTTAATGCTCCGCTATTGGTGACTAACATATCAGCAGCATTACCAGATCCATCTCTACCTATCATAAGGTTTCCAGTTGGTGTAGCTCCAAGAGCATCGCCAACATCATATTGAGTTGAACCAGCAGCACCACCAACATCATTAACTTGTAAAATACCAGCATTATCGCATTTTAAAAATGTAGAAGTAGCATCATTACTAATATCAGTTCGTGCTGCCATGTCAGGACTACCAACCAAATGCGAAGCAACAGCAACTTTTAAATGATTGTCATCTGTTGCCTCAATGCGCTTCATAATGTCATTGGTTGAATTATATCCGTATACACCTACACTCTGTGCGTCAAACTGATTATCGGCTTTTGTCGTACGAATTTTAGAATTAAGTGTTTCCATTTTATAACTTATGTTAAGATAAAAAATGGATTATTTTAATTATCAACGAGAAGAACTAATGATGATAATCCTTCAACGGCAACAGGTGAATAATCATTGCGAACTATTCTCGCTCTAATATTGCGAATTAAAAGAGGATTAGCATTATCCAAATCAATGAATGTAGGATAAGAAGGTTCATAGACGAGAGAACCAGTAGTATTACTTGCTGGAATTACAGTTAATATATTTCTACGCTGACCGCCACTTGGCTCTTGTGTTTTGGAAAAGGAATCATAGGATTGTAATTGAAGACTGTCTAAAAGCACTAAAAATGCATCAGCTTCTTGTGGAATAGGGAATTCACTATCAGCAATATAATTGAGTGTGTAAGCTGGTATAGTTCCATTAAGTGGAATGCGTTGACTTCTATATCCCAAGAAATCAGAAAGCTGGTCGCTTTCAAAGAATAGAAAGTTAGCACCTTCCGATGCGGCAGGTGGTCTTGGTGGCGCTCCTAATCCTACAATATCAGGCTGTTGTAAATCAGGTGGCTGATCTCCGTATGGTGATGGTGTAGCACGAATAAAATTACAGTTGGCATTAACATTACCACCTCTAAAAACAAAGAAAGGACGGAGTTTTGTTTCAACTTCACCAGCTGGTGGGGGTGTGGAATCAGCAATCTGATAAGACACTAATGTAGTTGGAGCATTAGTTCCAGTTCTATAAATATTAAGGTCAATCGTACTTCCATTAATTGTAACTTCTTGATGTTCGTTATCATCATCATCTCCAACATAAGTATTCATATTAGTATCATAGGTTGGGTCATATACACCATCAGCATAAACACGGTATAATTTCTGTCCCCCAACAATAGTTACATGAATAGCGTAGGTAAAATCATCTGTATCAAGGTCAGCGCCAGTAGCATCAAGGTTGTCTGTTAATCCAATAATATATCCAACTCCTTCTTGATCGGCAGCTGTTCCAACCGCCAAAGTACCTGTACGGCATCGAATAAAACCATTTCCACGAGAAATAAGATAAGGTAAAATACAGTTTCTTGTATTGTCAGTTGTTGGATTAACAGCTTCTGTGGCTCTAAATGTAGTACTCAATGCCTGAATGGAACTGGTATTGGTAAAAGACCAAGAATTGGTATGCGCTCCATATCTACCAATTTTATATCCAATGGAAACTTTTTTATCCTGATTTTTTTCAGCCAACCATTGAATACCAAGCATTTTCTGCCTGGCATCAGTTGTTCTGTAATCGCATGACTTATTTAACTCTCTGGTAATGTAGCGAAGTAAATCATCAGTGTTAGTAGCACGATATTGACCTTCTGGAACAAAAATATTTCTACTAACGCCTGTGGCGATCTGATATTGTATCTCATTATTAGTACCGTCAATAATCAAGTCTTTCTGTTCTACACCAGCAGCAACGGACTGTAATGCAATTTTAGAATTTGGTGGAAGAACTAAATTTTCATTGAATGCCGAATCAAACACAGCAGTTGGTTCTCTGGAAGTCAGGCGAATTAATCTCATACTATATAATCTATACTAATATTAAAAATGGACGCAATTAAACAAGTTTTAAAACAGGTAGCGGTAATGCTAAATGAGGAGGCAGAGCCAGAAACCAAAGAAGGTTTAGAAGGTGAAGAAATTGTCATAGATGAACCAGTCGTACAGAAAAAACCAAAGAAAATTAAGAAGAAGACACAAGCACAA